TTTTGAGGTCGTGGAGAAGCCACAGACCAATGCAGACCGGATCAGAAGCATGACGGATGAGGAACTGGCGGGACTTCTTAAAGAAGTAAAAGAAGATTATCAGTGGGCGAATCCCGACTATCCAGATTGTGAGGATTGTGGTGAATGGTTGAACTGGCTCCAGTTAGAAGCAGAATAGGAGAGAGCATGGAGAGATTAACGACAAATAAAAGCGTGGCTGACATGTCGATGATCGAGCTGGCACATAATAGCTGCTATGCAGATGATGAGCGCAATGCCAGATACAGAGATTACGATATGGAAATGGATGCACGAGATTTTACCAGAAACCTCATGGCCACATTAACAAAAGATGAATTGCCAGTAGATGACGCAGAGTTTGACGAGGAAATATTGGACAATTTAACGATAGATCCGTTTTCAGATGTCCGTGGTCTGATTGCCTTGTTCTACCGTAATATGTGGTCAATGGCAGATTTGAGAGAAAAGCTGAAACGTTATGAGGATGCCGAGGAGCAGGGATTACTTCTGCGGTTGCCGTGTGGAATTGGCTCAGATGTATATATAATTCCTAGCAAAGTCAATTGTGAATTAAATATTTTAAATCTGCACCCGGAGAACAACAAAGTTTATCATCAGAAAGTAGCCTTGATTACTTTTACAGAAAAAGGATGGTACATGGAGTGTGATAAGGATCGAGAATATGCTACAGACCGAATCCTGCCAGAAAAAATGTACAAGGAAACCTGGTTTTTATCACAAGAGGATGCCGAAGCCAAGTTGAAAGAAATGGAGGAAAAGGATGGAAGATAGATATTTATTCCGCGGAAAGTGCATTGATGACGGAGAATGGATGTCTGGTAGTTATTATGAACTTGCAGGAAGACCGCTTATTTTTAAACCGGTTTTCGCAAGTAAAAAAGCTGTTTACGAGATAGACCCATCAACTATTTGCCAGTGCACAGGACTTAATGATAAAAGCGGCAGACGGATTTTTGAGAATGATATTCTTTCAGGGCATATCGACGTTGAGTTTCCAGAAGATGAGACGAGAAAGTGTGTCGTGTGGCATGAAAACGGATGGTGTACGAATGAGCCGGGCTGTGATTACTACGAGGAACTGGATGATTTTGATTCAGAGAATTTTGAAGTGATCGGCAACATAATTGACAACCCGGAGCTGTTGGAGGTGTGAAATGACAGAGAATGAAGCAATTGAAGTTTTAAAAGATTTTGGCAAGCAGGTGTCAGTGAAAGCAGATGGAGCGTATCAAAGCACTATTGGAGAAAAGGCTTGTGATATTGCAATCAAGGCACTGAAAGAAATCCAGAAATACCGGAAAATCGAAAAAGATTTGAAGGAAAATTATCATGCAAATGTAGACATCCCCTTGTTAATGAAGCATTTTATTGAAACAGTGTTCAAAGGGGAAAAGCATGAGGGCTTTTGCATTCTGACAAATGAGGATAAAGAAGCATGGGAAGAGTACAAGGCAATCGGTACACCGGAAGAATGCCGTGCGGCTATGGAGAAACAGACAGCAAAGAAACCAATGCATGTAACGAATAGTTATTTTGGATATCAGAAACATAAAGAACATGTTGGTTATTGTCCAGATTGTGGGCATCAAGTAGAAGAACCTTATGGATGTCCAAATTGTTTAAGAAAAATTGATTGGAGTGATGAAGAATGAATGAAAGCCTTAAGCCATGCCCGTTCTGCGGTGGAAAAGCAATGTTCTTAACCATTACAAATAAGTCATCACATTCGGCTGTTGGTGTAATGTTCAAAATCAAATGTATGAAATGCGGAACAGAACTTCCAAAAAGCTATGAATGTGAGATGTACATGGATCAGGACGGAGGCATCAGAACAGGGAAAGACGAGCGAACGAAAGCAACTACAGATTGGAACAGGAGGGCGAACGATGGGAAGATTAATTGATGCGGATGTTCTGATGGCTGATGTCAGGAACACAATAACAGAGGAATCTGGCGCAATTGATTGGATAAACCTGATTAATCGTCAGATGACAGCTTACGACACTGACAAAGTTGTAGAGCGGTTGGAAGAAGTAAGACAAATAAACGCATCAGCAAATGCAGAAGCGATTGAAAGAATGTGCGGAGCATCAGCAAATTATTATAAAGGTGCAGAATGTGCATATGAAAGAGCAATCGAGATTGTGAAAGGCGAGTGTGCCACAGAACAGTCATGCGAGTGGAAACTTGAAGATTTAGAATCAAACCTTTATGTAACAGGGTGTGAAAATCGGCAGTTGATATTTGAAGGCACGCCAGAAGAAAACGGCTATAAGTATTGCCCTTACTGCGGCAGAAAGATAAAGAGAGGTGGAGCGGATGGCGATTAAACCGATTTTATTCAACACAGAAATGGTTCGGGCAATTCTGGACGGAAGGAAGACTTGCACCAGGCGTGCGATAAAGCCACAGCCGGATGAAAAGCATAAATTCCCACTCGGTTTTGTTACCGACAGTACAGAAAAGAAAAAGGCAGGATGCTTTGGATTTGGCATTGATGAATACGGTGGTTCTATTCAGTATGCAAAGCCGCCATATCAGCCGGGCGATATATTGTATGTTCGGGAAACATGGCAATGTTGGCGAGCACACCGATACGAAGCAACTGCTGACATAAGATTCAGAGCAGGCGGAGATGATGTGAGGTTGCAATTTGCAAACGGAAATACAGATTCTATAAACCGATTAGATTATGACACATTTGTACATAAATGGTTCAGTCACTATGGAGAGTGGAAACAATCATTATTTATGCCGAAAGAAGCGGCGAGAATCTGGCTGAAGGTGACGGATGTACGGGTGGAGCGGTTGCAGGATATGACAGACGATGATGCAGAAGCAGAGGGATGTTTCGATTATACATCAACAGCACTTGGTTTTTTTGATGTATGGGATTCCACCATCAAGAAATCCGACCTTGACCGCTACGGATGGAATGCTAATCCGTGGGTGTGGGTAATAAAATTTGAACGGTGTGAGAAACCGGAAAGAGTGTAAAAATGAGCAATGTAGAAATAACAGCCTTGGAGACAATCAGAAAAGAAATACAGAAGCTAAGAGATAAATATCAGACCAAAGCAGAAAAAGAACGTGAAAAGGTAAATGAGATTTTCGTGACGATCAAAGGCGAAAAGTGTTATTCAAATGATGACATCTTCGGCTGGTACGAAGCTGGATATATCAATTCCAGACAGTACGATAAATACCGGGACAAGCTGGAAGCGAAAAAGAATGCCGCCGGAGAGGTTGATAATAAGACGAAAAGCGAAATGATTGTAAAAATTTTATCTACCATGAGCAGGAATTTAAACGCAGAAATCGCAACGATCAAAGAGGAAGAAAACGAAAAGGAAGAAAGTGAGGATTAAATTTTATGAACAAAAGGGATGTTTTAGAAATTAAAAGAAGATTTAAAAAGGAAGCCTGTACATTCACTCGTATGTGCGGCTGCTATGTAGACGCTGACCATAATAAGATCACAAAAATCGGGGAGACATTTTTGAATCTGGATGATGCAGAGTATTTTAAATATCTTGACATTGCGAAAAAGACATTGTCAGGAAAACTTGGCAACAACCTTTTAGAACTGGAATTTCCGCTTGCAGAGGAAGAAACAGGAGGAAGACAGCAGTTCTTAATGGGACTGCGCGAAAGCAAACTGAAAAATGATGATCTGCTTGATACTTTTTACGACATGATCATTGACAGCTACGATTACGTTGGAAATTATCTGATCCTAATTTTTCACGATGCCTATGATGTCATGACCAAAACTTCAGACAATGACAAGCTGGATGAATCCGAGGAGGTTTATGAGTATCTGCTGTGCGCAATCTGTCCGGTGAATCTGACAAAGCCGGGGCTTGGTTACCGTGAGGACGAAAACCGCATCGAATCACGAATCAGAGACTGGGTTGTCGGGATGCCAGATACAGGCTTTATTTTCCCGGCATTTACAGACCGAAGCACAGACATCCATTCCGTTATGTTTTACACAAAAGACACCAGAACCCCACACCGGGAGTTTATGACCGCTGGACTTGGTTGTGAGGAAAAGCAGACATCAACAGAAAAGAAGATTACATTTCAGAAAATCATAAATGATGTCATAGGAGATGATGACGATGGACACCTTGCCGCCTCAGATGCAGTCCACAATTTACTGAATGACGTTTTGGTTGAAAATCGGAATGAAGATCCAGACGAGGAAGCAATTGGTGTCGAGCTTACGAAGGACATTGTTAAAAATTGTCTGGATGAGATAGGGCTCGACGATAAGAGTAGAAACGTGTTTATCGAAGCCTGTGAAGAAATGCTTCCGGAGCACACGCTTGTCGATGAAGTCGTAGACGAAAAGGCAGTTGCAAGAGCAAATAGAAGAAAGCTTGTTTTCGAAATGAAAGAACTGTTAATCGCAGCCGCAAACAGATTGCAGGATGTGTATTCAGACGACAGTGGACTCGTGGAAGACATCAGAAAAATGGTTTAAGAAAATTAGAAAGGAGCAGGAACCTATCCGGATAAAAGGCGCGCCGGGTTCCTTTCAAAAAAATGATTAACGGAGAATTGATAGTGGACAACTTCGCAGGTGGTGGAGGAGCTTCCACAGGAATAGAATTGGCAACAGGATATAGTGTTGATATTGCGATCAATCATGATCCGGAAGCTATCCGCATGCATAAAGTTAACCACCCGAACACTGAACATTACTGCGAAAATGTATGGGCTGTTGATCCGGTCAAAGCATGCAATGGGCACCCGGTTGGACTTGCCTGGTTCTCCCCAGATTGTAAGCATTTTAGCAAGGCAAAGGGTGGAAAACCAAAAGATAAAAATATCAGAGGTCTTGCATGGGTAGCCTTAAGATGGACGGGACTTGTAAGACCGAGAGTAATTATGCTTGAGAATGTGGAAGAATTTAAAACATGGGGACCATTAAATAGGCGGCATCATCCAATCAAGAGCAAACAGGGAAAGACTTTTGAAAAATTTGTACAGCAGCTTACTGATCTCGGCTATGAAGTGGAATTTAAAGAATTGATTGCAGCTGATTACGGAGCACCGACTATGAGAAAGAGATTTTTCATGATCGCTCGGTGTGATGGCAAGCCGATCATCTGGCCAGAGCCGACACACGCACCTGCAGATAGCGAAACGGTGAAGAAAGGACTATTAAAGCCATATGTTGGAGCATACACGCAGTTAGATTTTTCATTGCCCTGTCCAAGTATTTTTGACACATCAGAGGAAATCAAAGAAAAGTATGGAATCCGGGCAGTAAGACCACTGGCACAAAAGACGATGGACAGGATAGCCAGAGGATTAAAAAAATTCGTTTTGGATAATCCAGAGCCTTTTATCATTCAGTGTAATCATGGCGGTGAGCGTAGACCGAACGACATCAGAGAGCCGATGCCGACTATCACCGGAAAGCACGGATATGGGATTGTAGAGCCATATATGGTGCAGATCGGGCAGACTGGATTTACAAAAGACCGAAGCAAGGATGTTAGAGAGCCGCTTACAACGATCGTGAGCAAAAACGAGCATTGTCTTATCAGTCCTACATTGATTCAGTACCATTCTGAAACTTCAAAGGATGGAGTAAGAGGACAAACTATAGAAGACCCAATCATGACAGTTGACAGCTCAAACAGATATGGACTGGTCACATCGTTTCTGCATAAGTACTATGACGGAGGATATAAGGGTGCTGGGGAAACAGTAGAAAATCCGCTTCCGACAGTGACCGCATGGGATCATAACAGCGTTGTTACTGCGAATCTGATCCAGATGAACAATCATTGTGACGGAAAAGATATCAGACAGCCATTACCAACGATCACAGCCGGTGACGGACATTTTGGAGAGGTCAGAGCATTTCTGATTAAATACTATGGACAGGGAACAGGGCAAGATATTAAGAAACCGCTTGATACAGTCACTGCACAGGATCGCTTTGGATTAGTGACCATAAATGGGACAGACTATCAGATCGTAGACATTGGATTGCGGATGTTAGAGCCTAAAGAATTATATGGTTGCCAGGGATTCCCGGATGATTACATAATCGACCATGATTATACCGGAAAGACCTACCCGCGGAGCGAACAGGTCAGAAGATGCGGCAATGCAGTGTGTCCGCCGATTCCTGCGGCATTGGTAAAAGCAAATTTACCGGAATTGTGCGTTGCTGAACGGATGCCGAATATGCAGATCGAAGCAGATCAGACCGGTCAACTTAGATTTGCTTAATTCGGAGTTGGAATTGAGTTAAATTAGATTTTAGTGGAGGCATATAGATGGCAAATAAAAAAGCTAAAAGAACTTGCGAGCAATGCATTCACGAACATGCGTGTCAAGCATGGAATATGGGTATAATTCAAAATATGGACGCAACCAATTGTAAAAATTATGAGACTGTTAAAGACTCAAATGCCTATTTTTTAGGAGCAAGGAGCGCAGAGGATGATGCATATTCAAGAGGCTGTCTTGCCGGAATTGAATTAGGACATAAAGAAGCGTTATGTGGAATAACTCAAAAAGACGCGAAAAGTATGATTAACACATTAGACATGTTCAAAAGTCTTGCGTTTAATATTCATGGAGTGATTGATATTGTTGATGATAGAAATATCGAGCAAATGAGAAAAATTTTAAATCAAGTAAACTGAACTTTAACGGAGGTAAAAACTATGAGATTCTGTAATTGTATGGAGATGTGGCGTAAAGATATGGAGGAAGACGACATTTCGAACGCAGATTGCGATGGTGACTGTGAAGGTTGCTGCTATTGTGAGGAAATTAAGACCGACAGAGAGCGGCGGAGAGAAAATGAGCGAAGAGGTGGAATTACGTTTGAGGTAATCAGAAACAGTGACAATAAGAAGTTTACGGTATATGACATTGTCAGAACACAGCATTATACATATTTCATGATCTATGATGGTGGATGGAAATATATAGACGCTGACTTATTCCGTGAATGCGATAAAAACTGAATATTGAGATTTTTGCCGGCTGAAATATGCCGGTAAAAACTGTAGTACATTGATAATTGAATATTGGCGGTTGGAGTGGTATAATCTCGATATCTTGTCATGGAGGAACAGTTTGCAAATGTACTATGTAGGATTTTTAGATATTCTTGGATTCAAAAAAATTGTATGCGAAAAAGAAGAAAAAGATATTTTAAATATATTTGAGCAGATTCAGTGTATTATTGATAATTTGAAAAAAGAATTTGACATAGTTCCTATTTTCTATAGAATTATGTCAGATAGTATAGTTGTTGCCTGTGATGATTCAATCCCTCCCGCATTGACAGTTGTATTATATTGCTGTGGGAAGATACAGGAACTATTGTTGGCAAATGGTATTTTATTAAGGGGTGGAGTGTCACATGGAAAATTCTACTATAATGAAGCGATTATGTATGGCAAAGGACTAGTTTCTGCGTATGAATTGGAAAACAATATATCGAAATATCCAAGAATTGTAGTCGATACCTCCTCAATCATAGAATATAAGAGTAAAATGAAAGATACAGATGTATATTTTGAATTATTCAATTTACTTGAGAAGGATACACAAGATATCTATTATATAGATACTGCATTAATGTATTTACATGATATTTCCCAAAAG